CTACCGGCCCTGCCCCAGGGCTTGGGCTTGCTCCACATACCAGCGCTGGAATGACAAGACCATGAGCGTGGCCTGCGCGGCGTCGCTGGCCAGTTGCTCACAACTCATGGGGATCTGAGCGCTGGCGGGATCAGATACAGCGTGGGAGGCGGCTGCATCAACACCGGTGGCAGGCTCGGCATGGGCGGACAAGGTACCAGGACCGTCGGGGCTGGAGGCTGGCTTGCGCAGGCGCTCAGAGTCAGTGCGCTGGTCATTACCCCCAGGCGGAGCAGAGACCGGCGAGGTAGGCGAAGTGGGCGGTTTTTGGGGCCGCCACAGGTGCTGAAGTTGGTTTTTTCGGGTGTCATGGTCGGTAGTGATGCGCTGGTTGATCTGTTCTTGTTGGGTTTGAACTTGGGCCACCTGCAGGGATTGGGCTAAGGCAGCGGTTTGCTGCTGTATGCGCTCTGCGTCCCAGGCCAGATGGACGCCCTGCTGCCCTAGCCGGTAGCCGGCCCAAAACAGGCCCGCAGCCACCAGGCTTGAGATGATCCATCGCAGGGGTAAGGCGCTTAGCCAGCGTAAAAGCCACACAGTCATGTGGCCTCCGGTGATAGGTTCAGCGGCGGGTCCAGCGCTTCAAGCTGGTGTTTGTCGATCATGTTGATCAACTTGTCGGCATAGCGCGGATCGGTGGCATAGCCTGCCTTGGCCACCGCCTGCGCAAAAGTCTTGCCCGTGGTGCAGGCAAAGCAAGCAGCGTAACGCTTGTTGCGGCGCAAAAACTGGCCATGGTCGACCAGACAAGCCTGCCAATCGGGGTAGGCGCGCCAGTCCGCTGGGATGACCACCCACTTCTTGTTCAAAAATTCGCGGGTTTTGAGGGTGATGCGCTGGCCCGTCCAACTGCGATCGGCCTTGATGCCAAAGAGGTTCTTGGCCCGCGTGGCCAGGCCAGACTCGCCCCAGCCGGATTCCAGAGCGGCTTGGGCCACCACAAAGCTGGCGGGGATGCCAGTCTGCAAGCGACTGGCTCGTGCGGCTGGGCCAATGAGCGCGATGAAGTCTTGCGGTTTCACAGCATCTCCTTCACGTCCTTGGCCACTTCGTCAATAGAAGCATCACGGCGCTGACCAATGAAGTTGAACACCCAGCGCACTAAGGCCCAGCCGGGCAGGCCACAGGCGAACATGAGACCACCCAGAGCACACAGGCCCACGGTTGAAAAGGCCCAATGGTGCAAATGGAAGTGCTCCACCGTGATGGCGCCACCACCGATGCTGGAGACCACAGTGCTGATCAGGCCCACGGCCCATTCGCGTTTGTCACGCGGCGGCGTCATGAGCATTACGACCACCGCTGCCAGCGTGGCACCGCTGGCGACAGCGGCAGCAGTGCCCCCAAAGGCCTTGTAAGCAGCGGCTGCCCCTGCCACGCCAGAGCTTGTCGGTTCAGGCATACGAGTCTCCAAAGTAAAAAGCCCGAACTGACCAGGTCAGGCGGGCGGATATTGAGATGGATGGATGTTGAATCAGGCTACGACAGACTTGTCGTGCGCCAAGATGGGAATGACGCGTTTGCGGGGTTGCTGAGGTACTCCGTGAACTTGCCCAAAAACGTCTTTTCGGTCCTGTCTAAAGTCACCGTCGATGTAGTAAGGGATGCAGCCGGTCAGGTATTCAATGGCGGCGGCCAAAAAGGGCACATTGTCAGAATAGGCTGCGTCACAACCCGCATCCCACAATTTTCCTTGCAAAAACATGCATGAGCCTTTGCAAAGTTGGAGCACAGGGCAACTGGGGCAGTCTGCTCTGTGGCTCCAGTGGGTGGCGCTGCGCATCTTGACCGCCTGCAGGTTGGACAAATGGCCAATCTGATGAGGTTGGCCATTGGGCGCAATAGCTGCTGCACTGACGTTCTGGCAGGTGATCACCTTGCCATGCAGGTCCACAGCAAGGTTGTTCGATTTATCCATGCCGCACTTTTGGCCCAACGAGGCTGCTGGTCGAGCTGAGCGTATGGACTGCACAAAATCCATGATGCGCTGCTGCGCCACTGACATGCGCGAAGCCAGGCCTTGACGCAGTTCTTTGTAGGCCAAAGACCTGAAACGCACATGGTCCTGCTGGGTTTGCAGCGTTGCAGCTAAACCGCCTTCATCGTAAGGGTCAATGAAGGCGCCCTCCCCGATGTTCACATCCTGGCCAAACCGCTGCTGCAGCCAGACCTGAATCTGCGCCCGGCTTTGGTTGCTGGAGTGAACCATGGCGTTGATGCTGATGCGACCCTTAGGATGCAAGCGGGCATACAAGTCCATGATGGCGGCATATTTACCAGGATCATCCAGAGGATCGGGCCCTCTTTTGGACTGGCCTGGTCCGTCGTGTGACAAGCCCACAGAAAACCCCATCCGGTCGAGCCACTCATTCTTCTGAGCGTCGAGCAAGCTTCCATTGGTGATGACGCTGAACTGAGCATCCGGGTACAAACTACGCAGACGTTCAGCCAGTGGTTTTAGCGTCTTCCAGTACACCAAGGGTTCACCCCCCCAGAACTCGATGCGCTCGGGTGACTCGATCAGCGCGTCCGTCAACTGACTGATGAAAGGCTCGATCTCATCCGGGTTGCTCGCATCCGCATGGGGGACAAAGCGCTGGTTGCAGTAGCTGCATTCGTAATTGCAGGACAACCCTAGACTGATCTTGAGGATGCTTACTTGGCTTTTGCGGCCGGGTTGGGTGACAGAGACCACCGTAGCATCCCGGAAACTGCCGGGCCGAACAGGCACTACGGGGCGGCCATCCTGCCAAGTCAGCGTGGACAACTGGTTGTCGTATTGCAGCAAGACTTTTTGGCCGTCTTGACGCAAGGCGTGAATGGTGAACATGGTCATCAAAACCTCATTTCTTTGTGCAGCTCGATGTAGCTGTGACTGGCTATCTGAAAATTCACCACCAGGCACATGCGCGTGCCCTGCCCTCTGTAGGGATTGCTTTCATGCCAGACGTAGGCCGGGTGAATGATGGTTTTGCCTGTGTAAGGGGCAATTGAGAGCACTTTTTCCCAATAGGGATAGTTCACGGCACCACGCGGGTCTTGCAGCAGCAAGGCATGCGTGCCGTGGCGGTATGACTTACCCAGCTCGGGGTCGTTGTGGTCAGGAATATCCAGGTAGTGGATCAGGACGTGATCGACAGACTGGTGATAGTGCGGAAAGGTCCTGCCGCCTGTCGTTTGAACATTCCCAAAGCACCTTCCCACAAGCTTCAACTCATCCGCTTGCTCGATGTTCAAGGCTTGTCTCAGGTATTGCCGATAAGCATTACAGGCCAACAACTCGAAGGAAAGGATGGCGTTCTTCTCGGGGTGCTGGTTGGCCTCTGCGAACAGGTTGTAATGGGTCGAAGCGTAAAACTGCTTGGACTGCATGAACCTGAAAAAGTCTGGTGAAGACTCGGACAACTTGTCTCTATCTGCCTCTTTCCGCTGCAGTACTGCCGTCAACTGTTGGCGCATCGGCTGTGGCAGTGCCAGATCAAACTCGGCAATAGGTGTGACCCAGTGGTTGGTGATCTTCATGCAACCACCTCAAAGGGAACGTCCAGCAGCCCGGAGTAGTTTCTGAAACCCAACTTGACCTTGAAGGCGTCACCTGCAGCCAATCCCAGGGCATGAACCTTGAATGAGGCTTTACCGTTGATGCTTCGCACTCGGCGCATGGGCAAATAACCCCCTGTTTCCTCTAGGTACAAAGTGGCGTCCCTGCCCTCTGCGCTGACCACCTGGACGGTGACCTGATGCTGCCCACCCGCTCCAATCTCTCCACCGCCCGAGATCAACTCAAGCCGAGGGAAGGCCTCGTCCATATCTGGCAGGTAGTTGTAATCCTGGGCCTCGAAGAAACCTTGCACACTGCTTCTGTAACCCAGGGACAGGTTGTATTTGAGCGTCATGCTGCACTGGATCAGCGGTGTGCTCGCAAAGGGTTGGTAGATAAATAGATTGCTGGGTGTCCCGAGGTTTCTGACCGAACGCATCGGGTGCATCTTGGTTGATGTTTCAAAAGCAATCGCGTTGTAAAACGGGCGCAGGTTGCCTTCATAGTCCACACCACACACCCAGACTGCGGCATCAGACTTTTCTCCGCTGCGGATAGACGGATCGTCCAGGTCAAGTAATGAATATGAAGCCGCCTTGAAATAGCGCCCTGCCAAGCCCTGTGAGAGCGATTCACCCAGGACCAACGGTTTTCCCAACTGCACGCATGGCAGGCGGTCGTGATAAACCCCTGTAGCCTTGGGTGGCAGTTGGCCAGGAACAAAATGCCCTTCAAAGCGCAGTGACCGGATGCTTTCGGATTGATCGTCACCCGGATCAGCATCGGCTTCAAAGATGTGCTTCTCAATTTCGGTGTATGCGGTCAGGCAGACAATCCGTTCGGTGACCACCAGGTCCAGGAAAACTGGATATGACATGCTGGATACAGCTTTACGGAACATGGGTACCTCCTAGCAATTGCACTGACAGTTGCAGTTGCAGTTTGTGTAATACCGGACCATCCGATGAGAAATCTGGCCGCCGTTGTCCATGAGTTCATGGTTGATGAGGTAGTGCGGACCGCTGCCATAACAGTTGATAACGTTTTCTTCGCCCAGCTGAAAAGCTGTGGGACTTCCCGAGGTCACCTTGGAGCTGATCGGACGCACACAATTGCCCACCGATCCAAAGAAGTAGTCGTGCAACCAGCCGTAATTGGCGGTCCACAAAGAGCCGCCGTTGTTCATGTACATGTCCCAGTTGCCGTCGGTTTTCAAAAACCCCATCAGGTTGCTGTTGACATGCAGGTAGCGGGTACTGCCCTGGTCTGTGTCGTAAAAATCAATCGTGGGCGAAGTGCTCTGTACGGTCTGGCTGGGCAGGGTCAGGCGCCCACTCATGCTGTCACCCGTGCGCGCTACCCGGCCAGACAGGTCGATGCTGACAGTGGCGTTTCCGTTTGCGTCAGGACCACCACCATTGACCGAGCGGACAAAGGCCGATGAGTCGTAGCCATCAAGCCGATCGGAATCCGTCGCCTTGGCGCTGATGCCCAGATAGGCTGCATTGTGGTTGTGTGACGCTGAAGCAAAAGCGCTGGCGTGTTGTCCATCGAGCAGGTCAGCGTCCAGCCCTGAGCCGGAGCCATCCACCGTGAGCAGCTTGGCCAGCACGTCTGCTGCGGTGTAGGCCGCCGCGTTGAGCTTGGCTGCGAACTGGGCATCAATCCCACTGGCCAAATCCATGATGAAGCGCCAGTTGTCCGGGTTGGTGCCGATCAGCTGGTAGAGCTTGAGCTGGTCGGTGCGGTAGCACAGCATGCCCACCTGCTGGTTGGTGGTCGGGAACGTGGTTCCGCTGTTGCAGGAGATCGCTGTCTTGTCGTTGTTCAGGATCTCGATCAGAGAATCAGAGAGCGTGCGCGACGACGGGATGTCGGTGAAGTTTTGCATGGTGAATGGATGGACAAATGACTCGGCTGCATAGGGGCTGTCAGTACCCCTGAGCGATCCAGGTGAAGGTGCCGGTCACGCGGGTGCCAGCGGTGTTTTCCAAAACAGCAGTGAACCCTGTTCGCGTGACTGCACTGGACAGGCGTGGAATGGCGACCACCGTGCCGCCCTTGTGGGTCATGGTCACTTCAGGCGGGACCCTGAAAGTTCGAGAAAACCCAATCACAGCGCCTGCCAGCGCGTCGGTGATCTGCACGGTTCCCCGGTCAAAGACATCCGGCACATCCACCGTGACGCGCAGCGCATCGATGAAACCTCTGTCCGAGTTTCTGGACTTCAGGATGGCCCGAAACAAGGCCTTCTGGTAGGTGTAGTCACCCTGAATGAAATCCCGGAAATCCGTGTAGCCCGGCGGATGGCCAGCTTCCACAATGTTTGCAAAATCGGCCTCGGTGATCTCGGTGCTGGCCACGATCATGTCGCTGATCACGCCATTGGCGTGGCGGCGATACTGCTCGGCAAGGGCCAGGGCTTCGTGGGCCGCGAGGCGCATCGCCCGGCGCAGAGCATCTGACACCCCCAGCCCTTCTTGCAGGAGTCGCTTGTACGCCACCGTGCGGCCCAAGTTTTCTGCAAACGCCAGTCCCTCGGTCACCTGTTTGACAGATTGGCGGGTGAGCTGATCGCTGGTACTCAATGCCTCCGAGACAGGTTTTTGAAGCTTCCTCGAGGCCTGATCGCTTACGGCCAATCCTTCGCCTATTCGCAGGATGAAAGCGATCAGGTCGTAGTAGGTCTCGGCAAAGTTCAGGGCTTCGGTAACGCGTTTGCTGAAGCCTTGATCCAGGCCATCGGTCAAATTCACCCCTTCAGCGAATGCTTTGCTGGCCAGCCGTGCACTAACTGACGCCATCGGCAGACTCTCGCCATGCTTTTGGAGCACCCGGCGCGAGAGGTCTTCCTTCACGGGTAAGCCTTCTTGTACGGCCTTGGTCACAGAGCGGGCCAGGTCGTCCAGCGTTTGGAGGTTTTCATGCACAGACTTGCGGCCAGCCTTGGAGACGCCCTCGGCCACACCCAGGGATTCGACCCAGCGCAGGACATAAGCGATCAGGTCGTAATAGGTGTCGGCAAACCCCAGCGACTCGGCTTTTTGCAGTACGGCTTGATGCCGCCGCTCTTCTGCGAGGGACACACCTTCGGCGAGCCGCTTGCCATGCTGGCGGCCTGTCGCCTCGCCCCAAGCCAGCGTGGCAGCCACCGCCACCACATAAACAGCGGGGTAGGCCGTGAGCCAAGACTTGCCTGCACCGGCGCTTGCCCATGTGAAACTGGCATTGACCCAGGTGTAGCGCGGGCCTTGAGACTCGGCTACGGTGACCGTCTCAGCCATGGCGATCAGCTCATGGTGAAGGTGAACACTGCGGTCAGGCTGTCATCTGCTCCCTTGTTCACCACAGGGAACACCACCCTGTCGAGCATGATGCCGCCCGATGCAGCATTGAACACACCGGCTTCCGTGATCGCCCCCGTGCCGTCACCCGCTGGGAAGTCCGCCGTGAAGCTGAAAGCCTTGGTGCCCACCGTGTGCGCGTAAGTAGCGGCGTTGCGGTCGAGCTCGGAGACCAAGGCGGACTGGCTGGCCGCAGCCGCCGTGGTGCCCGTGCCCAAAGCGATGAAGCCCATGACCGAGGGACGGTTGGCTGATTTTCCGATGGCGTCGGCGATGAAATCAAAGCCAACGTTCACGATGATGTTGTCTTTGTGAACGGTTTCGATGTCGCCACTGGCGCGTCGAACAATGAGGGTCATCGCCCCCTGAAGTTGCATGGTTTCGTCAATCATGTGTTGCCTTGGAAAAAGTCACTGAAAGTGAATGGCTTAAAAAAAAGCGCTGCCCTTTTCAGGAACAACGCCTGTGTCGAGCGCCTCGCCTGTGATGGCTGCGCTGAATCTGCAAATGCAGATGGTGTGAACGGCCCGGCTCAGTACAGCTGCAAACTGCTGAACCCACCCACGGGCTCCATCCCTGCGCTGGCCGAATGGACAGGGCCGCCCATCCTGCAAGCAAACAGGCGGCGATCTGTACGGGTCTGGCACACCCCCAGACAGACCCGGTCAGACGCCTCCAGCTCAAAAGCCAGCGTGACGCGCCGGGACAAGTGGTCTTCCAGAAAGAAGTCTTGGGTTTGGGCGTCATAGCCCAGCAGCAAAGCAGCGCCAGGGCCAGTTGCTTTCCAAATCACGCAAGTCGTGACCTCTTGCGGGATGTACCAGAGCGAGGTGTGAAAGACCTGAGGAATGTTCACGCCCCAGGCCACCTGGGTGGTGTCCTTGACCATGAGCCCATCGCCATAGCGGCCGTCTGAGTAACTGACGCCTGCCGACTGGCTGGGTATCAGGTTGCCAATGCCCGCTACCGAGCCGCTGAGCCGCCAACCGTACAACTCACCTGGGTGCAAAACGTCCTGGCGGGCCATCTGGAACCGCGCATCCACGTTGGCGATGGCACCGTCATAGGTCCATTGCCGCCTGGCAGCGTCACCGCTCCAGACAAAGTTGGCTTCCTGCCAGGTGGTGCGGTCGTCGACCGACGCCCCCAAACTGCTGAGCAAGGTGTTCTGTGCCCGGATGGGCGAGACCAGATCCAGCTCAAAGAGGTATTCGCCCACTTGCGCACCGGTGTTCATGCGCAGCACGTTTTTGCCATTGACCGTGACCACCGAGGCGAAGTGCTTGGTGCCAGCAAAGCCAGCAGCCTGCTCATCTCGCTCAAGGATCAGGTTGGCGTTTTGCGGCTGAGCCACCACGGTCGAGACGAAGGTGGGCGTGTCGCTGTAGATGCCGGGCGAGGCGATCGCCTTGATCCAGAACTTGCGCTCACCATCAAAGCCAGAGGGCAGCGTGTAGCTGGTGGACTTGACCTCGGCCACAAAAAGCGATGCGTCCCAGGCTGCCCCCTCTCGAAGCTCATAACCCACCACCTCGGGCTCGGGGTTGGGTTGCCAGCGAAACTCCAGCCGGTTCGCTGACTGCACGACATCGAACTGGCGCACCGTGGCGGGGGCCAGCAATGTCAGCACGAAGGTGGTGACATGCGCGCTGTAGTGGCCCGAGGTGTCGTAGGCACGGATGTGGTACGGGTACTGCCCGGCATCATCCTGATCGTGGACCATCTGCGTGCCCGAGGTGGAGGCCACCAGTTGGGCGTCGTCCCAGCCGGGCCCTACCCTCACCTCGTAGCCCGCCAGATCGGCATCGGGCAGTTCGTCCCAGCTGAGCAACAGATCGGACATGCGGCGCTGGACCGTAAAGCCGGTCACATCCGACGGTGGCAGCGTCTTGCCCAGCACCTTGGCGCTGAGTGTGGCGGGAGCACTCTCCTTTCGGGTGATGCCGATGGCTCTTAAGCTGAACTCGTAATCGCCCTCCTGTGCATCTCGAATTTCAATGTAATTGGCACTGGTCAGCGGTAGGCTCACGAAGTTGCCGCCCCCTACCCTGTAGGACAGTCGATAGGCAATGGCCGTTGGCACTTCAGACCAGGACAGCTGCACCAACACCAGCGCCCGGTCTTTGACCCGGTACAGGCTCTCTTGCATGCTCAGCCCCGTGGGCACTGCGGGCATGTCCGACAGTACCGTGATGGCGCGCGGCTGCAGCGCCAGGCCTTCTTCGATGGCGGCGTACTTGCCAGGGTTGTTGGCCAGGGCCGTGACTTCGTGCACACCGGGGTCGAGCTCGGCCACTGACACCACCCGAAACAACTGAGGCTCGATGATGGTCGAAGCCAGCACCCAGATGGCATCGGTTTGCGGTGCCATGCTAAAAGGAATGGTCACCGTGAGCGTTCGCCCGCTGGCTCCATTGAAGTTGGCTCCCACCTGCCGCTCTTGCACATTGCCATCGGGCAAGATGACCGAGATCCTCCAGGGCAAATCGGCTGGTAAATCCTGATCCAGCGTGACGCTGGTGGTGGTGGCTGCAGCGATGCGCCCACCCAGGCGCATGCCACCGCGACTCGGGTCGGCCACCTGAACGACATCCCCTGGGCGCACCACAGCCCCTTCCAGGCCTGTGCGGAAGGTGATGATTTCTGACTCGGACTGCTCGGAGTACAGCAGCCACTTGCCCACCCGATTGGCCTGACCGCGCGAGGTGCAACCCATGGCCACCACATCGGCCTGCACCACGCCGTAGCGCGCGATGCCGGACACGTCCTCGACGTATTCCACCTTCTGCCGATAAAAATCCTCCGGATCGACCCAGCTGACCAGGACCACCGTGTGGCGGGCCTTGGCAGATGAGCCCTGGTAGGCGAACTCCCCGTCGATGACGTTGGCGGAGGTGAACTGGTAGACCGGGTCTTGCGGTGCATCCTGCGTGACCGTGATGGCACCGCCCGACCAGTAGGCCATGCCCCGAAACACCGAGGCCATGTCCTGCACGACCTTGTAGGCCTGCTCACGGGTTTGGAGGTACAGGTTGCAGGTGAAGCGCGGCTCATACCCGCCCAGACCATCGGGCACCAGCTCGTCACAGTAACGCGCTACCCGGTACAGCGCCCATTTGTCCACTTGCGACTCGTGGATGTAGTTGCCAAGGCCGTAGCGGGTGTTGGTCACCAGGTCATAAAAGCACCATGCCGGGTTGTCGGTCCAGGCCACCTTGAACGTGCCATCCCAGATTCCGGTGTATGACCGGGTTTCAGGGGCGTAGTTGGACGGCACCCGCACGCGCAGGAGCTTCAAGTCATAGCTGCGCCGGGGAATACTATTGAACTGCGACGCATCTACCCGCAGGGCCATCAAGGCGCTGTTGGGGTAGCGCAGCTTGCTCTCGATGACCTCGGTGTACGAGTCCAGAAAGGTTTTGTTTTGCAGGCTGCTCTGGGTCGCGTCTTCGGTGAGCCTGCGCAATCGCACATCCCAGGGGCCAGTGCCGGGCAGCGGCACGTAATAGCTGCGCTGGTAGCGCGAGGTGGTTTTGCCAGTGACCGTATCGGTGATCACCTGAACAAAACCGGAGCCCGCCGACTGCACATCGATCGCATAACTGAGCGTTGTCCCGTTCAAGTCTCCGTTGGTAGTGTCCTGCAAGGTCAGCGCGGGCATGCTGATCTTCAGACGCACAGCGTCGACATCGGGGTCCGTGATGGAGCGCACGACTGGCTGAGCAAACTTGCACTCCACGCCGACCGAGACCTCGTTTTCTACCGAGGCAAAGCCGGGGATGTAGCCCTGCTGCTGGGTGCCCGGACGACTCTCGAGTGTGACTCCGGAGAAGTTGTAGCTGCCATCGGCATTCTGGATTGGCGTGTCGTCTAGAAACACCGACTGCAAGCCCTGGACCAGGCCTTCGATTTCTCCTTCGCACACCAGGTCGACCACGCGCGCGTAGGCTTTGGAGCGCAAGCTGTCGGCCGCTTCTTGCGCCACACGGGCGCTGCCCCCACCGGACTTGCTACCACCACCCGCACCGATGATCAAAGGCATTGGATGTGTCAGAGGCGTCGTCATACAGGACTCTCGTCAACGGGTATTTCATCAACATCTATGCCCGCGCTGATCACGGCCGAGCCGACGATCATGCGGCCATAACCCACTGGCACGGGATGGCCTTGGGCAGTGGTATTCACGGCCCCGTTGAAGACATAGCTGGGGCGGTTTTCTGGGCGTTCGGCTGGATCCGAGGCTTTTGCGGTGGGCGCAATCATCTGGGCCACGCCGCCCAAAATCATGGATGTGCCCACCGAATACAGGGTGGCTTGTGACAAGAACGAGCCAGCGGCAGCCCAGCCCATTGGGTTCCACCACGACACGGCGATCAGCGCCGCCCCCAAAAGGATCTGACCCAAGCCGTTGCCTCCTGCCCCGGAGACCACGGGTGCGATGGTGATGCGCTGTTGACCGGTGGGTTCATGCAGGCGCTCGAGCGACAAGGCGTCGCGCTCCACCAGAACACGGTAGCCCACACCGCGCTCGCCAGAGGACACCAACTCGCGCTCAAACTGCGGGAAATTGGCGCACAGGGCGCGCACAGCCTCTGCGGCCGAGGCCACTGCCATCTGATGTCGACGGCCAAAGCGCCTGCCCAGTTCACCGAGAAGAAGGATCGTGGCCATCGCAAGACTCGTTCTGCCCGCTTAAAAAGCGGTAAAGGAAATGGTTAAAGATGCGGGTGCAGATCTGGATGCCGCAACGCGTGGGTGCTGACCTTTTGCCAGTAGCCGCCGTACACGTCCCGGCTGGAGAGCCTGCCCTGCAAGTGGTGCAGGATCAAACCATCGCCCAGATACACCGATGCATGGTTGGGTACCGGTGAAGCCACCTGCATCAAAAGCACATCGCCTACTTTGAGATCGGTCAGATCAGCAACTTCAAACCCAGCCGAACCAAAGTTGTCCAGGTACAGGTTCATGCCGCGCTTCCACCATTCGTCAAAGCGCTCAAAGTTCGGCAGCTCAATGCCCCGCTCCTGACCGTACCAATCGCGAACCAGGGCGTAGCAGTCAAGAACGCCATGCGCCCATTGACGCCCTACCAGGGGCGCAACGTAGCCCTCAGGCTTGATCTGCGCCCACTGACCGGCGGGAAAGGAAACGATGAACCACGGCAAGCCTGTGGCCTCGCAAGCCACACGATCGGCCTGGCTGGGCTGCGCAGGCAAATTCGGATGTGAGTGAAAGACACCCACGATCTCACCCTGATGATGGGCCTGCACATAGTCCTCAGGGTGAATCACGAACTGGTCGGTCCCCAAGCCAATGTTGCGGCAGGGGAAGTACACCTGCCTGCCCTTTTGAACAATCACCAAGCCACAGGCTTCCCGGGGATACTCGCGCGCGGCATGGACCAATGCCAACGACTGATTGATTTCATTCATGGATTGATTTCATTCAAGGATTGCCTTGAGCCCTCATCGAAACAAGCCAGCGGCAGGAAAGCCACCGAAGGGCAGCTCAGCATTCGTCCCAAATCGTCTCTGGCAAGATGCCAGGCGTTTGCCGCAGGTGTCCTGCGCCCTGCTGCTCACCAACTCATCGCTGGCGTTGAAATACGCGCTGCCCGTGTAACCACACTCGGCACCCCGATAGGACCAAGGACAGACGTTTTGCACGATCTGCCGTCGTGGCAAGCTGACGCCCTCCAAATCAAACGATGCGGCCAACTCGAACTCGACCACCTCGCGCGTTTCACGCGACTTGCGATCAACGCTGTACACATCGTCGGCAAACTCGGCCAAGGGGTCTGCAGTCGGGTTCACGCCGCCCTCAAAATTGACCGCGTCGAGGTACTTGGCCAGGGTTCGCTTGCGGGTGATCCTGGCACCCACCAGGTCTTGGTAGCTCAGCACCAGAGCGGTGATCGACCCCGTGACATTGGCCACCCGCAACCGGGGACGGGGCACCTGCCCGCCACCGTTGAACTCAAAGCCCTCTACCTGGATCGGAAACGCCTCATAGGCGTGGCCTTGCCAGACCACACGCTGCAGGAGGGCGTTGGTCCCTGCGTGAAAGCGTACGGGGCCCTGGCCAAAGAGCGATAAATCGAGCACAAAGAGCTCGATCACAGCGCTGGGGGCCAATTTCTGGATTTCTGAGGTGATCGCCGGACTGGTTTGAATGGAATCGGTCATGACAAATCAAACACCTGTTTGAACGTGGCCCGAACCGTCTCGATGTTGGGCTCATCGACCGAGCGGCTCCACTCTTCGCAGGTGAACTTGGCCGCAGTGCCTGCAGGGGTGGTCCACTCAAAGGCCTGCACACCCCCGCGAGCACGCAAAAACGCATCGATCGCACTCGCGTCCTGCGTGGTCCGGCTGCGAAACTCCAGCGTCCAGACCTCGGCTTGGGTGTGGATGCCAAAGGCCAGGCGCTGCTCATAGCCATCCCCAAAAGCCACACGGCGAATATTGGGCCGCATGGCCAGACTGGCACCCAAGGAAGGAATCCATGTGAACACCGCCATTTACAAAGCCCTCCTGCTATCGAGCAAACCTCCAGCCCGCTTTTGCGCGAGCAACTCCTGGCGCACCGCATTGGCCACGGCCTGACCCAAGTCACGCCCCCCTGCGTTGTCGCCTCGTGTGGATGCACCTGCGTCAGAGACGTTCACGGAAATGTTGAAGACGGTGCCCGACCCCAAGCCGGCACCCGCAGCGCCACCGCTCATGGTCACGGGAATGGTCCGCCCATCAGGCAACGGCACATAGGCCTCTGGCCTCGAGCCTTCGCCAAACACCGCCAGTTGCGGCGAATTGGCAATCCCTCCGCTGGCGTAGCCCCGCAGAGGTAATGGTCCCTCTGACGTCATGACCCCGCCATCGGCAAAACCAAAGAAGCTGCTCATGGCTTTGGCCAGGGGCAAGGTGATGGCGCGCTGGATCTGGATGCGGATCAAATCCGAGATGATGGAGTTCGCCAGCGACCTGAAGTCGAGCTTGCCCGTCATCACAAATCCCACCAGCGCATCCGTCATGCCATTGAAGGCGCGAACGGTGGCCGCTTCCATTTGTTTGCCGATTTGCTCGGCTTCCTCGGCCACAGCGCGCAGGCCTTTGGCAAATCCCGCCTCGGGGTCCGAGAGTTCCTTGGCCCGCTGCGTCAACAGCTGAGCTCCGTCTGCCGCCTGGCGCGCAGCTTCCTCGATTTTTTGGAGGGCGTCTGCGAGTTTTTCGTTGCCGGGGGCGGCGTCTGCCAGCGCACGCGCCTGCTGAGCAAGTGTGCCCAGCTGGTTGGCACTTGCCTGCCTGGCCTCAGCCAAACGGCTCAGCGAGTCCAGCTCGCTGATGGAGCCGGTCTCTCGCAGCGTCTTGATCTGCTCTTCGCTCGCACGCAACTGGGCCTGGCCACGCGAGGCCTGCTCTTGCAGATCCTTGAGCGATTCACCCGGCAAGCGGATCTGGCGCTCCAGGTCTGACTGCTGGGCGTCGCGCTCGAGCTTTTGACGCTTGAGGGCGATTTCCGCGAGTTTGTCTTGAAGCTTGAGTTTGTCTTGACTGGTTTTCGCGACCGTCTCCAAGCCACGGCGCAAAACGGCTTCCTCATCTGAGGACAAGGCAGAGAGCTTTTGCGTGAAGTCCTGCTGGGCCGCCAGGCGGGCCTCACTGGCTTCCTTGAAACTCAGGTAGCCCTGGTTTTCATAAAGATCGATGATGCGTTGGCGATCCTTGAGAATGCCGGACTCCACATCCACCAAGGCTTGCAGGCGCTTGAGCTCACTGTCGATGCCTGCCATGGCCGTGGCTGTGACGGCCGTGGTGGCGGTGCTGTAGTTCAGGCGCTTGCGTGGAGCCGGTGCAGTCGTTTCGGTGCTGCTCGCGTCAGTGGCTTTGCGGATGTCATCAAAGCGCTTGGTGACCGCATCGGCCAAGAGTGGCATGTCCCACAGCTCGACGTAGTTCTGATTTGCCTGCTCGACGATCGCGTTGCGCTTGTCCAGCGCCGCCTTGAGGCGTGCACGATTCTCATCAGAGAACGGATTGAGTCCCTCGCCTCCCGCTAAAAATGTCCCGGCCAGTTCGATGTCTGCCCACACCGCCTGGAAACTGCCAATCACCGACTTGATGGTCTGACCGATGCCGCGCAGGGCGTCGATGACCACGGCAATGGCATAGGCTGTGTTCTGCGCCCAGGTGGTGAGCGAACCATCGGTGCGCAGACGCTGAATACCGCCCACTGCATCGTCTGTGCCAAACAGCACCTGTTTGAGCTCCTGCGCCAGCACGGTCATGGACGGAATGGCGGCCGTGACCAGGGTCTGCGCGACAAAACCCGACTCGGCTTTCATGCGGGCCAGCGCCTTGGAGGCGTTGTCCGCTTCCTCGATCTGCTGGGCAGTGAGGCGGATGTTCAGGTCCTGGTTTTCTGCGAGGTCTTTGAGAAAGGGCAGCATGGACGCGCCCGACTTTCCAAAAAGCTCCATGGCCAGGGCCGTCTTGCCTGCGCCATCCTCAAATTCGGACAGCTTCAAGGCCACATCGTTCATGACCTCGGCTGGATCGCGCAGGTTGCCGCTCGCGTCCTTGGCGCGGACACCCAGAAACTGAAGCGCCTTGGTGGCACCCGCCGTCTCATCGTCCACGCCAGCCAGGCCCTTGGAGAGTTTGGCAAGGCTCCCGCCAATGGCGTCCATGGCAGTGCCCGAGATGGTGGCCACTGGTGCAAAGCCCGACAGCGCTGTGGCGCTTGCTCCGGTTTGCTCGGCCAGGCCCTGCAGCGCAGCCGAGGTCTCCAGGGTTTGGACGACAAAGTCGCGCAACGCGCCCACCGAGGTGGTGCCAATGACCACCGCAAAGGCCGTTCGGGCAACGCTTGCCACTTGCTGCAGCGAGGCTTTCATCTCCGAGGCGTGCTTGTCCAGTAGACGCGCACTGCGCCCGAGATCGGCCTGGAACTCGGCGGTATCGGCAGCAAGTTTGATGACCAGTGAGCCGATATCAGCCATAGGGGTGTCTTATCTTTTGATCCGGTCTTTTGATCCTGTGCGCGAACATGGCCTTGAAGCGTTCGATGTTCAGCCTTGATGCATCCAGCTCAGAGGCCTTGGGCTGATCTGAGCGGCGCTCCTTGTGGTGCTTATCCACAAAGGGCATGAAGTCTTCGGGTGTGAAGGGCTTGCCCTCTTTGCTGCGGTGGGCGTTGGCCAAGGTGGACGCCACGATGGCCGAGCGCAGGTCCGCCCGAAAGTCGCCAAAGGGCTCGAGCTGATAAAACGCCATCCACTCGGTGAGCTCATCCGAGCCGATGCGAGCCAATAACTCCCGCACCGGTATGCCCAAAGCCAGCGCCAGGCGAAACACAAAGCGCCGGGCGGGGCTGGCGATCAGGCGTTTTTTGCGGCTTGTGCCTCATCGGTGCCAATGCCGTTCAGGCGCTGGGCCACGGCAAACACCCGGTCAAGCGCCCGGGCACTTTTGCGGCCCAGAGCGTCGATCTCACCATCCAGGAACAAGCGCTCGCCTGACTCATCACACAAGGTGAGCGCAACCAGACGCGCGCGGACGTTGTGCATGCGTTGGTCTTTAGACGACGGGACGGATTCTTTTTTGATCAGGCTGGCTTCGAAAGCGTCGCGGTCGGTACCGGTCATGGTGCGCACATGGACCACACCGCCCCACTCGGGAACGCTCACGATTTCACGCGGCAAATCATCGGCGGCCAGGATGGCCTCTTTGGACAGGAGATTCATGGTTTTAGCTTTCTGTGATGTCGCCGTCGATTTCAATGGTCACACTGGCCTCGACCACCGCGTCCACGCCGCCTTGCACGCTGAACTGCGTGACATAGCCGTAAAAAGTCCAGGTAGCGGCTGCCACATCGGTGAAGGTGATCCGAAACTGGCGACGGATTCGGTTGGCGCGGTCTGTGCGCAATCCCTGGTGCACTGCGTCTTCGGGGTTGTAGTGCAGGCTGAGCGACAGCTGCCCTTCGTCGCGCAGACCCACTCGTTTTTCTTTGGCCGTGGAGGCCAGATTGGTCACATCGATGACCGAGGCCTGGCCCCCGGGCCCCTGAAACGAGACCACATTGGGGATGGTTTCAAAGGTGGTGGTGCCAAAGCGGGCAATGGCAATGCCCTGGGCGGTGATGGCGGTGCTGCTCATGCACATGCTCCTTGTTTCATGGTGAACTGCCCTGTCGGTAGTAGGTGTAGTCCACGCTCACCCGGTACAGCCGGGCCTGATCTTCAAATTCACTGAGTCCCATGCGCACATCGGCAACGGTGCTCTTGTCCGCCAAAAGCGCCGCCAGGACCTGGTCTTGCAGGTTCAAGGCCTCCTGGTACGTTCTGGCGTAGGTGTCGACCTGCACGCGCACGCGCTGCAGGCTTCGTGACAAATTAGGCCCATCGATGCCGAAGATGTGCTCTTGCACGATGGGCGTGTAGACGATGACCGGGTACTGGGTGTTCTCTGCGGCGACAAGCGCGTAGACCTCACCCCCGGCCAGATCCTTGATGGCGTCATAAAAATCCTGCACGGCTATTTCCGGGAGAGCTTGCTGGCTTCCATCTCGATGCGCTCGCTCAACCGGTCCTTCATGGCCTGCCCCGCTTCGCGCCGCTTGGCTTCCAGTGCAGGTCTCAGGAATGGCCGCGCGCGCATTTTTCGGGTGCCAAACTCCACGAAACGCCAGTACCAGGCATCTTGTGAGAGGTTGCCCTTTTTGCCCTGCTTGCGGTACTTCTTGCCGTGGCGCACGGTCACAAAGAAGGTCTGACGCGTGAGGCTGGAGAGTTCTGGGATGTGCTTCATGATCACCGAGCGCTTGAGGGTGCCCGGTGGTGGCTGGTTCGGCCCCAAGGGCTGCTCTGCCTTGGGTGCACGGGCACGGGCTTCGTCCCGGACAACCTTGGCCCCTGCGTACACGGAGACACGCAGGCCGTTTCTGGCGACTCGTTCTGGCAATTCACGCAGGGCTTTGCCCAGTTCGGCCAGGCCCTCGATCTTGAAGGTTTCACGTTTAGCCATCGTCAAGCCCTTCCGAGGCCAACAAGATGAGTTTGACCCGGCGCTCGTCTTCATGAAGAGCCGAATGGATGTTGAACACCCGGGCTTTGTAGAGCACGCGCATCTGGGCCACTTGCTGGGGGTTGTCAAAAAGTCTCTGATGGCGAACCGTGATCTGGTGAGTGAGTTGCGCCGAGATGCGCCCAGCGATCACCGCTTCACGCCCAGATAGAGGCTGGATATCGGCCCAGACGGTCGCCACATCAAGCCAGGTTCGGCAGGGGCCGCCCAGGCGATCTTTGGTGGTGCTGGGGCGCTGGACTTGGATGCGGCGCGTCAACGCGCCAGCTCCGATCGGGTTCATAAAAGCCTCATATCAGGGGTACCTTGTAGGGGTCGAGCAGGCCATCGACAAAAGGCAAGGGATCAATGCGACCTCGGGACATCGACGCCACCTCCTCTCGGTGGGCGTAGAGACTGCCCAGGCGCAGCTTGATCCAGCTTTTGAGGCCTTCGGGCACTTGCTCTGCACCGCCATACCCGGCATCAAAGACCACCGAGATGGCTCCGATTTGCGGAAGAGATACGGGCCAGATCTGCCCAAACACTGGCGTGATGCGGGCAGGCTCGCAGGCACTGTCGACGGTGTAGTTCGCTGCTGGCATGGCCTGCCAAGAACCCGCCATGTCCAGATAGCGGATTTCCACCACAGATTGCAGCGGTGACTTAGGGATAAGGATGGCATGCCCGGGCAGGGAGAAGGTCTGCCCTGCAGGAACCCCCATGAGGCTGCTGCCAGGAAAGCTGTCGAGCACCATGCGCCAGCGGGCCGTGACCAACTGACGCTGGGTCAGCATCTCGGCCGCTTGGCGGGCTGCACAGATCAGGGCCTGGATCAGGGCATCGTCCTCGTCAAAGTCCACGCGCAGGTGGTGCTTGGCTTCGGCCAGCGAGACCGGCTCAGCCGCTGGCGGGGTGATCAACTGCATGGGCATGCACCGCTCTCCCCTTCAGATCAAACGATCTGAGCCACTGCAGCCTGGTTGGCTGTATCGGCTGAGGCCAGTCGCGGATTGATACCCAGCAGCTGCGCCGAGGTGTTGGCCGCAGCAGTAGCCACTGTGACCACGAGGCGAACAAAGGCAAAGCCGTTGTTCACATCGAGCTCCTCGGGGCGCAGGTTGATGAGCGCCTGACGGTTGGCACCGTTGCTCGCCTGGGTGAGTTGCGTGATGGCTTTACCCGCCACGTCCTTGGCACCGGTGCCACTGGTGTCGAGTGCTTGCTGCAGCTTGGCGTCAACGGTGGAACCTGTGGCCAACGCACCGGTTTGCACCAGCGCCAGCAAGCCATGATGGGTGTTCAGCGCAACCCAGCCGGTGCTGACGACACCTGCTGCCTGATTGCCCGGATCGAGTGTGGCAAGAATGGACAGCTGCTCGCTGCCTTTTGCATTGGGAAACATGTGATTTCTCCTTGATGGTCAGGCGCCTGATCAGCGAGCGCCCAGTTGGACAAAGGGCGACATGGTCGTGTTGCCCTTGGCGGGGGTGATCGGCGCAGCGATCTTGGATTGGCCATCCATGCGGAACGTGGTGCGGAATGCCGTGAGGTCCGCATCGAAGTACAGGTGCATGGAAGTGGCCGTCTGCAAGCCACCCGCCTTGGTGATGGTCTGGTAGTACGAGAGGTCCGCCAGGAGCACATCGCCTGCAGAGGAGAAGGTGTTGGCGTGCTGGGAGACGATCACCGGGCGGCCGAGCAGCGTGCCGTAGGGCGAGACCTGAATGCCACCCGGGTTCATGCCGGTGGGCAGATAGATCGGGTAATTACCCAGGGTCAGCGTGAAGAGCGCCGGGAGCACGTCGTTGTTGACGATCCAGACTGACTTGCCAAACGAGCCCGGGGGCAAGCGCGAGATCATCTTGGCCAGGTTCTGGGCCAAGAGCGTCTGCGTGGCCTGACCCGATTCCTTGGCCACAGTCACTGTGGTGGCGTTGCTCATGCAACCCACCGGCAGACCAGTGCCCGAGCCAAACAGGATCGACTCGTTGGTCTTCCATCGAATGGAGGTGGCGATCTTGTCGGGCAGGTAGGTCGACAGGGCATTGGTATCGTCCAGCAACTCGTCGGTCACCGGCACCAGGGCCATGAGCTTTTTGAGGCGAAGGGTCGACAGGCCCAGTACAGGCTTAGCTGCGTTGGCAGAAGCCGCTTCGCCTTGCCAGTAGGCACGGATGCCGTTGGTACCCCAGGGCGTGGTCTCGTCTTTGGGGAAGGCCATGGTGTTGCCCGTGATCTCCACGTTATCGGTCATGGGCAGCAGGGAGTCTTCGCCCAAAGACAACTGGAAGATTTCCTGGGCGAACTGGGGCGGCACCAGAAAGCCACCGTCCTGGGCCGAGCCTTCGCTGCCGAAGGTGGCAGGAGACACAGCGTTTCGGCCCGAGCCGATCAGCAGACGCTCATCAATCGATGCGCCAGGGTTTTGCGCCTGGCGCACGGTCTTGAGGAAGTCGCCCACGCTCTTGAAGCCGTGCTTGGGGTCAGAGGCGGCGTTGTCCACCACCGCGATCACGGAGGCGGTGGTCAGTTGAGAGGGATGGTTCATCTGCGCCTCCTCAAAGATCAGGGCAGATTCCCGGTCAATGGCGTTTGATGTCGCTTCGATCTTGGCCTTGAGGGCTTCGAAGGCTGCGACCTCTTGGTCGTTCATGTCGCGTTGCTCGGCGGCAGCGATATCGGTCAAGGCACGCGCGTCCTTGACCAGGGTGGCTTTGCGAGCTTGAAGCTCACGCAATTGCTTGCTCATTGGTTTATCTCCAGAAATGAAAAAGCCGCCTGGTCGAAATGACTCAAGGCGGCGACAGGGATCACGACCAACGGGTCGCAGGGGGGCGCAGCCCTCAACGGAGGGCTGCAAGGGAAAGGGTTGAATCAGCCCAGCATCAAACCAGTGCGAGAGCGTCCCGGGCTTGTTTCAGTCGGGAATGGCTTTTCTGAGGCTGGCCGCGAACGGCGTTGCCTGTGACCTTGGCCTGCATACGGGCCAGAACGTCATCGAAGGATGCGATGCCATCAACCATGCGCTGCGCCAAGGCAGCATCAGCTCCGAGCACCCGGCCTTCGCCCATGCCGTTTCGGACGTCATCGACCGTGACACCTCTACCCACGGCCACAGCCTGAATGAAGGCGTTGTAGTAGTCGTCCACGCGGGACTGCATGAAGGCCTGGGCCTGCGGGTCCAGCGGCACATAGGGGTTGCCCTCGACCTTGAACTTGCCAGCCGAGACCAGGGTGGTTTTGACGCCCTCCTCTTCCAGCGCTTTCGAATAGTCAAAGTGCGCCTGCCACACGCCAATGGAGCCCACCTCACCACCAGGGGTGACATAGAACTCACTGGCAGCGCAGCCAATCCAGTAAGCCGCCGAGGCAGCCAGGCTGTTCGCCACGGCCACCACGGGTTTCTGGGCTCGGGCCTTGACGATCTCCGAGGCGAGTTCGGCAACGCCATACACGCTGCCGCCGGGGCTGTCGATGTCGATCAGGATCTGACCCACCGTGTCGTCGGCCAGGACCTGGCGCAAGGCCGAGGTGAATTGCTGGGTGCTGGTGCTGCCGGGGCCAGAGATGTCATCGACCATATTGCCCCGCTGGGTGACCACGCCATACAGAGGCAGCACGGCAATGCCAGAGCCAGCATTGGCAGCAGCCATCTGTTTGCGGGTATCACGCAGCACCCGCTCCGACTGGATCTGGAACATGGCCTCATCAGTTGGCGGCTCGCCCGCAGACCAGCGGGTCAAGACCCCAGCCATGGCCTGCAGGCGTTCGGGCATAAGGGCCCACGGGGTGGTCAAAAATTCGGAGAGCAGAAGTTGTCTGTTCATGTGTGTATTCCTGTGTGAATGCCCAATTGAATGAGGGACCGGGACAGCGCCGGTTCATCCTCGTGTGATGGAGCCCCTTGCGCCCAGTCCTGCACGGCCGATAGAGGCAGGCTGAAGGTCTGGGCGATCAGGTTGATTTCGTTGGTACCCATAGCCCCTTTTTTGCAGATACGCCGGGCCAGCCGGTGGGCGTTGGACTCAACCAGCTTTCGAAGGCGCAAGCTCAACTGCTGGTCTGGTTCAGGTCTGGCATCAGTGTCGGAATCCTGAGATTCGATTTGCGCGTCCTCAGCATCCTCTGCGTCATCCTCTTCGACCATGTTCAGCGGCCGCAGCGGTTGATCGAGCCCCGAGATCGGGTTGAGGTTTTCCGAGATGCGTGCTTCGTTGCGGGTGAGCCAGCCGTTCTGGATGCCGCTTTGGTAATAAGCCGAGCGGCTGGCCGCATCCCCTCGCATCAGGTTGGCAAAGTCAAACTCGATCTCCAGGGCATCCCCGTCCGGAAGCAGATCAGCTTCAATGGAAGCCTCCCAGCGCTCCGCCCAGGGCGTCATGGTGTGCATGACGAATTCCAGGCTTTGCTGCTCGATGTTGGAAAACGTTGCCCGGTCCAGGTCCGCAATCATGTGTGGCGGCACCCTGAACAGTCGGGCAATGTCCGTGATCTGGAACTTGCGCAGCTCCAGGAACTGGGCGTCCTTGTTCGTGACGCCCACCTCGTGAAACTTCATACCGTTCTCGAGCACCAGAACCTTGCCCCGGTTCGAACCCGACTGCGCCGCCTGATAGGA